ATGTTCAAGTTTGCTGTGCACCGCACGGTAGCTATCGCACACGGCTCAGCCGCCAAGCGCCGCGAGATTATTAACGGCAATGCCGACTTCGTTATCATTAATTTTGATGGTGTGAAAATTGTTAAGGATCAGTTAGCCGCTGCTGGGTTTGACCTGCTGGTGGTAGATGAAGCGTCGGCTTACAAAAATGCACAGACCGACCGCTGGAAAGCACTGCGTGACGTGAACAAAACCGTCAAGGGGCTGTGGATGCTGACAGGCACCCCCGCTGCGCAATCGCCGGTAGACGCGTATGGTCTGGCTAAGCTAGTCAACCCGACTGGAGTGCCAGTGTTCTTTGGGCAATACCGAGACATGGTGATGACCAAGATCAGCGAGTACACATGGATACCGAAGCCGACTGCGAAGCAAACTGTGCACCGTGTCCTGCAACCTGCCATTCGGTTCGAGAAGGCCCAGTGTCTTGACCTACCTCCGGTTACGCACGTAGATCGAGATGCGCCCATGACGCCGCAGCAGATGCAGTACTACAACACCATGAAGAAAAAGATGTTGATTGAAGCTGCCGGGGAGGAGATCAGTTCAGTCAACGCCGCTGCTCAGCTTAACAAGCTGCTACAGATTGCTGGCGGCGCAGTGTATTCCGATAACAAAGAGGTCGTTGAGTTTGACGTTAGCAACCGACTAAGGGTAGTGCACGAGATCATCGAAGAAGCCAGCCACAAGGTGCTGGTGTTCGTGCCGTTCACGCACACGCTGCAGTTGCTAAAGACTTACTTGGAAAACAAAAAGATTAACTGCGAAATTATTAATGGTTCTGTGTCGGCCAACCGCCGAGCCGAGCTGGTAAAAGAAGTCCAGACAAAACCAAGCCCACACGTACTGCTTATCCAACCACAGGCTGCATCGCATGGCTTGACCCTGACTGCCGCCGACACCATTGTGTGGTACGCACCAACTACTAGCGTAGAGACATACCTGCAAGCGAACGCACGTATTGATCGCCCCGGCCAAAAGCACAACATGACAATCATGCACATTATTGGCAGTCCGGTTGAAGCTAAGGTGTACAAATTGCTACGTAGCAACATCGACAACCACGAAAAAATAATTGATCTGTACCGTCAAGAACTTGAAAATGAGTCTTGACATTGTACAAAGGTGGTGTATAGTTGGGTTACCAGTGCGTGAGTTCTGGTGAGGTGAACGATATTTGAGACCCAAGCTGTGTGTGGGGACAATAACTGCAGCAGCGGGGGCTGGGCTAAAACCGTAGGATTTTGTTTCGTTTGCCTACAGGTCTTCCACTCAGTGACCCCGCGATTTACTTTATTAGAGGAGATGAAATGGATGAAGTGTTAGACGCCCCCGCCGAGCCAATTTCCCTTGATGTGCTTACCAAAGTCTACATAAAGATGAGGGATAAACGCGCTCAAATGAAAAGCGAGTTTGAAGTCAAGGATGCAGAAATAGAAGAGCACATGAAGCAAATTGAGTTAGAGATGTTGGAGGTATGTAAGAAGAATTCCGCAAGTAGTATTCGTACCGAACACGGCACGATCATTCGTCAAATCAAATCAAGGTACTGGACGAATGATTGGGATTCTATGTATCGCTTTATCAAAGATAACGATGCGTATGGCCTGTTGGAAAAGAGACTTCATCAGACACACATGAAAGAGTTTCTTTCCGAGAATCCAGATAAGCTCCCTATGGGTTTGAACGTAGAGAGCGAGTACACCATAACCGTTAGACGTTCTTCGTGAGGATGATATGAGTAACTTAGCACTTGTTTCCCAAGACCTGCCTGATTTCTTGCAAAACACAGGTATCAGTGAATTAACCAAAACCCTCGTCGGCAAGACCGGTGTGAAGCGTATCGTTCCTAAGAACGGCATATTCCGCAAGCTTGTTGGTGGTGAGGAGATGGGTAAGACTAGCGGCCCTTTGAAGGTTGTGATTGTTAACGCATCCCCAGCCGTTGGCCGTATCTTCTATGCGAAAGCATGGTCGCCTGATTCAGAACCAACTGCGCCCGACTGCTTCTCCAACGATGGCCGCACTCCTGACAAGAGCGTGAAAGCTGCACCGGCTGACCGTTGCGATAGCTGCCCGAACAACATCAAGGGTTCAGGCCAAGGCAGTTCCAAAGCTTGCCGCTACTCGCGCCGACTGGCGTTGATGCTGCTCGACGATTTTGGTACTCCACTGGAAGGTGAGGTATACCAGATGAATCTAGCATCAAAGACTCTGTTCGGTGAAAACGTGGGTGACCGCTTCACGTTCGAGAACTACGCCAAGTATCTTGCCAACAACGGCAAGTCGGTGGATTGGTTTATCACCGAGATCAGCTTCAATGAGGACAACGACAATCAGTCAGTTCTGTTTGAGGCAGTCGGTCACATCAACAAAACCATTTACGAAGTATCCCTGCCAGCATCACAGCGGGATGACGTGAAGAAGATGGTGGTGATGACTCCGTATCAAGCCGACGCCAGCGGTCGTGCTCTACCTGCTCCTACTAAGGAAGACAAGGAAGAGTTTGAAACCGTTGCAGTACCGGAGCCAAAGAAGCGCGAAAGCAAGAAAGCTGTCGAGGCACCTGCCGCTAAGCAAAGCCTTGACTCGGTAGTGAAAGCATGGAGTGATGAGGACTAATATGAGTTATGGGTACAGTCAGCGCCTTATTGAAGCCATACAAACAGCCGACCCTAAGTCGCTGAGTGTTGCTCTTGGACGACTCTGTTTAAAACTCGACATTCCAGTCAACGATGTTGCGCACGACTTGGGGGTAAGCCGGGCTACGGTTTACAACTGGTTTTGGGGAATCTCAAAGCCAGACCTCAAGCGGAGTGCTCGAATCTCTGAGTACATCCGCAAGCTTAAAAACAGCAAGTAAAACAACAAGCGTTGGGGGGCTTGCCCCCCTTCTAAGTGCTTCTCTACCCCTAAAATTTCTATGCCCACTTTCGACCTACTCGATGCTGTACTACCCTCCGAGGGGCGGTATTGCGTTCTGGGGTTAGGTAAGTATCCAGACCAGACGTTCTGGAATACCCGCGAAGAAGTTGAGACACAAACACAAAAGCTAGTTAACGATGGTTTCGATGTGTACTTTGGATGCGCAAAGTACGGAGCCGCCAATAACCGCAAACACAGCAACGCCCTGCATTTCCGCGCACTCTGGATTGATATTGACTGCGGACCGACTAAGGGCGTCCCAAACGAAAAAGGCATCATCCAAGGCTACCTGACCCAAGAGGAAGGGCTGGCTGAATTTCAGAAGTTCTGCAAGGCGCACAAGCTGCCTCGACCCATACTGGTCAACTCTGGATACGGGATACATGCGTACTGGCTGCTCGAAGAAACTATCAACCGCCAGATGTGGGAGCCGCTGTCGAACCGGCTGTATGATCTTTGTGTTGAGCACGGGTTGATCGTTGACCCGTCTGTGTTTGAAGCTTCGCGCATCCTACGTATCCCCGGCACCAAGAACTTTAAGTACGACTCCGAAGTTGACGTGTCTGTAATGAGCGACAAAACTACACGGATGTCGTATGAGCACATCAAGGAGCTGCTCGGTGCGCCAGACCCAGCTCCGGAGAAGCCTGACTTTATTCCGTCCAAGCTAAGCCCGTTGATGGAATCGATGATGGCAAACAAGGTCAAGCGGTTCAAGACCATTATGATCAAGTCGGCGCAGGGCACCGGCTGCAACCAACTGCTTCACTGCTACGAGAACCAAGAGAGTATTCCGTACGACCTGTGGCGCTCGGCGCTGTCGATCACTGCGTTCTGTATAGATAAGGACATAGCAGCACACCGTATGTCCGAGAAGTACCCAGAGTACGACGCATCAGAGGTTGACCATAAAGTGGATGATCTGGTTCGTACTGGAGGTCCACACCGCTGCACGACATTCGAGAAGTACAACCCCGGCGGTTGCGATGGTTGCCCGCACAAGGGCGTCATTACTTCCCCTATTGTACTAGGTGTAGAAATTGCTGAGGCCGACGAAGCCGACAACGAAGTTGCGATTGAAGAAGATGAGGGTACGCAGACCTACAAGATACCGACCTATCCGTTTCCTTTCTTCCGAGGCAAGGCTGGTGGTGTATACCGCAAGCCGATGGACGACGAGGATGATCCGCAGCTTGTGTACGAGAACGACCTGTATATCGTCAAGCGGATGCAAGACCCCGGTGCTGGCGAGACGCTGCTGTTTAGGCTGCACTTACCAAGGGATGG